TAACCAATCCCCAAGGTGACATTCTCTTTTTTAGTTTCTCACCAAGTATGCGGTCAATACGACGACAAAGATATGGAATATCATATAACTTGCTGTTCCAACCTGTAATAACTTCTGGTGTATTTGATTCAATCATCCACCAGTTAATAAAATCATTTAGAAGTTCATATTCTGTTCTAAATCCTTTGTATGTTACATTCTTTTGTTTATTAACAAAATTTCCTAGACCCCAAGTAATGATTTGTTTTGTTGTATAATCTTGTATTGATATAAGAAGTAATTCTTCTGCAGCAGATTCTACATCGGGGAAACCGTTCTCTGACTTTACCTCAATATCAAGGGTGACTAATTTAATCTTTTCAATATCAAACTTTAATTCTTGTTCTGGATATTTGTCAGAAATATATTGATATATAAATCTTTCATTGCCGTAGATGTTAAAATTTTCTACCTCATTATATTTTTTTATGAACTCGCGACAATCTCTTACAGTGCCAGGTTCAATAGATTCTACATAATCTCCTTCTAATGTTTTATATTTTGTTTTCTTCTTTGAATCGACAAAAAGGGTTGGATAAAACTTCTCACGGGTTGCAAAATGTTTTCCATTTTCATAACCACGAACAAGAAAGTTGTCACCAACCATTTGAACGTTTGTATAAAATCTCATTTCTTATCAACAAGATCCATATATTTTTCTAGTATTGTTGGTGCAGGATCTGCCATAGTTAATATCTTATCAGAAGTTATCATAAATTCACAATCTTTTGTAAAATTACTTAACCATTTTGTAAGCACAACCTTTCCCTCTTGTATTGTCAATTTTTCTTCTGTAGTAGTTAAAGTTACAGGATTAGTCAATTTACAATCTGGTTCTCCAACTTGAGCACCAACTTCTTCAATTTCACTCAGCAAGATTTTGTTGTTGATTAACACTATCAACTTGATTACCTTTGCCATTTTGATTACATTTCCCATTAACTTTTTCCAAATACATTTTTTTAACTGATTCAATCGGTTCTACCATAGCTATAACTTGATTTATAGGAACAGGTATTTCTTTATCTGCAGATGCTAATATCCAAGGTGATAAAGATACTTCAATAGAAGTTTGATTTTCCTCATCTTGAGATAAAGAAAAGCGATTAAAATCAACTAAATGAGGATCTTTAAAAAGATAAGCAACAGGATTTTCGCCTGATATTATCTCTTTAAAATCAGCAATAACCTGTTGCTGTGATTTTAAAATTGCTATTTTAATCGACATTTATAATTAATTTGTATTTACATTATAACATAAAAAAAGGGATCGTCAAGATCCCTATAGTATTGCTTTCATAATAAAGTCTTTAGATAATATTGGTTCACCGAAGATATCTAATTGTAAGTTATCTGCATCTTCGGTAACCTTGTCCTTATCTTTACGAGTATGTTCCCAATAACAAGTCCCATCTTTTCGTATCCAAAACCAACTCGTATTATGTGAGTCTAGTAAAAATACTCTGTAAAGGTGTGGATATGTTTTCTTTGGATTTTTTTCATACACCACACCCATGGCACTTTTATAAAAATTAGGATGTTCGTAATTAGAGGTAGTCTTTTCTTGCATGATGTTCTGGTATTATCTTACCCAACTTGACGGTAAGAAGTCCATCTTTGAATTGAACCTCTCGGACTTCAGTATCTTCTGAAAGTGCCCACTCTCTTGTGAAACTTCTCTGAGCCAAGCCTTGATGGATATACTCGGATCCTGTCTCTTGATTAGTTTCTTTTTGACCTTCAACGAATAATTTTCCGTACTCAGTATAAACATTAATTTCATCTTTTGTAAATCCTGCTAGGGCAATCTCTAAAAGAGACTCAACATTATTTACCTGAACAAGATTGTATGGTGGATAATTTGATACTGTTTCGTAAGAATTGAAAAAACGGTCAAAGTAATCATCCATACCTATACCGTTTCTTTGAATTATTTTCATCAACTCTGGTAAATTTGCAGAGTGATACCTTTGTAATGCTGTCATAATAGTTCTCCTTTAAAAGCGAGTGTTAATTGTTGTCCCCGAAGGCGACATTACTATTTAAACAAATAATGTCATATATTACAATACGGAATACTATAATAACTTGTTCGGTGTCTACTGCCAAAATTCATCTAAAACATCAAATACTTTGTGCATATATTTGTTCGCACCAGTGCACTCCCACTCTCCCATCTCTCCGATCTCACATTTATAATCAAGTTCTCTTTTAAGTTGCATAAGTTTATTGGTCATATCGACCTTACTTAGTCTACCGTTCATTTTGACTCCTTGATAACAGAAAAAAGGAATTAAGACTCTTCAACTTTTTTCTTCTTACTACCTATATTATATTTTGTTTCTAGTATCCAGTCACCTTTGTCTCTATATGCTAATACTTTGATTTGATTTAATGGTGCGATATCTTGTATTTTTGTTGTATCTACAACACCAATTAAACCCCAATCTGCGAGAAGTTGAGCAATACGATTCCTACGCTGAACATCATTAGGAGTAAGATTAGCATGTTTGCCATCAAGGGCAAATAACTCTTTGAAGTGTACAAGATAATACCTCCCTTGCTTATGAAGTATGTGACATGATTGATATATTTTTTTCTCTTTCCTTGATGCTACACCGATTCTAGTTAAAGTTTCTCTTACCTTAAGGAAATCATCAGGTTCATTAAGAGTTACCTCTACCATTTGATCAGGTAACCATTTTACTTCAGGCTCTTGAATCACACTCATTTTTTTCCTCCAGTTTCAAATTTCGATCTTATAAAATTAAGTTGTTCTTTAGATAGGATTCGCAGAGCTTGTTTTGCCTTTTCGTTACTATATCCATAATAACGTTTTACCAATTCAAGGTCTTTGATTTCATCTTTACGTAACCAAGGAGAAAATCTCTTCTTAGTTCTGAGTGTATTTAGAAAAAAATCATATTGCATTTTCTTTGGTAAAAAATGATACTGATTCATTTCATTAGCAAAGAGTATTGCATCAAGGTGACCAGAGAATATACGATTGACTATGTATGGAGAATATTCTTTTTCTAGAGAAGGATCTTCATCTATTAGATTCTTCTTTGACAAATTGATCGACTTCAACCATTCCTTCAGTTCCATAATTTAGTAATAATAATTCTTTTCTTGTTTGTTGATCGCTCATATACTCCCCAACAGATCTCATTGTATAAGTAAGATCAAACTCTACAGCATTCCAATTTTTAAACCTGTCTTTAATTAACTGAGATGAGTTATATGATATCATCATATCTGCTGTGTGGTCATCACAATCTTTAGCAAATTTATCATGATTAAATTTTTTATGCATGTCACCACCTTTACCATAAAGATTATCTTTTATATCATATGGAGGATCTAAGTATATAAAAGTATCTTTCCAATCTGTTAAGAGATCTTCATAAGAAAGATTAGTTATTTTCCAACTTTGAATTATCTCTTGATAACCTGGTATTTTTTCAATACCTCTCATTGAAAAATTAGATTCACTTGCTTGCCCTGAGAAAGAAGATGATTCTGTAAGACCAGAGAAACTACATTTATTTACAATATAAAAAGCAACTGCTCTATCTAATTTACTTTTATTATCGTCATTGATGATATCTTTTGATTCTAAGAATAAACCTTTTGCTAAATCTCTATTTGGATGTTTGATTTTTAAATAACATAATGCATCATATAATTCATCACCACTATGTTGTATCTCCTTCCAAAAGTTAATTAGTGGTTCATATAAATCATTGACCCATATGTTTAAAGATGGATACATCTTTGTTAGATAGATAGCAACACTTCCACCACCAAGAAATGGTTCACGAAATTCTTTATAAGAATACATGTTAGGTAAGAACTGTCCTATCTTTGTACAGGCACGAGACTTACCGCCAGGATAACGAAGTGGTGTTTTATGAGATTTCATTCTTCTTCTGTTTCTAGTTCAGTTATAGAATCTACTGGTACTTCTGCCTCCCCTATTCTATACCAATGTTGATCTATTCCAATACTATCAGGTCTTACTCCCAGATATGCTAAATCACTAAAACTATGTTCTCTTAACATTGCTTGCAGTCTCCAATGTATAAGTTCAGATCTTTTCATCTTATTACCATAGGATCTTGTTCGTATATGTATTCTCTCTGATCTGGTACCGCAAATGTAATATTCTCTATAAGTAAGTTAATATCAGCAGAGATAGCATCATTAGTATCTGCCATTCTACGGAAACCATTTCCAACATATATTTGTCCTGTAAATACAGAGATAGTTGCTGCACCCCAAAAGAGATAATAAAATCTACTTTTTACTTGTGCTCTAAGTTTACTTGATTTTGTCATTTTAAATAATCTAATATTGAATAGTAAAGAACAATTCCAGAAG